ATCGGGCACCTTGGGGTGGGTTATTTTTTCTAGGGACAACAACTGCTTCCTCTGATTCTAGTATATAATGATCCTCTGCTCTAAATAAATTAGTTGGAGTCTTATGATACAAGTTATTGTTTCCGGCGTTGTCCTCCAACGATATGAACCTTTGTGTAATATTCCCACCTCCATTTATGTCTTTTACTTTTTCTGGGAGGAATTTAAATATTGGTTTAAAGTCCATAGAAACATCTATTCTATGAGGTAATTCTTTAACTTCAGGGTTTCTAAAAACAATACCACCTTCAGATTCAATCTCTTTATTGTCTGCAGGGATTCCAATTTCCCAAGGGGTATCATTAGGAATATTATAAGTCAATGAAGTTATTATACCAGGAGTTTCATAAAAATAACCACCTAAAGTAAGTTGATGGATACTACCCCTCATATACCCTTCTTGAGAATAATCAGGGGCTAATGTAGATTTGAGGTAATTTAATTTTTGGTACATTATAGACAATTCCTGTACTGATTGGGCTGCTACTGTAAAACCCATTTGGATGTTATTTTGGAATCCTTGGTAGTTATAAAAGTTTTCACCTCTGCCTATGTATTTAAAATCATTCCATTGGGCTGACATACTGTCACTAAAATTATTAATAAAAGCTCTAAAGTGGGTAAATACTTTTTGTTTAGGGTTATCATTATCAATAGTAGCTATCCTAAATTTAACTATATCATTTCTACGTTTATCGGTAGTAACAACTGAACTTTTATAGAGGTATAGGGAATTGATTTGATCCATTCCTCTTTCATTATCAGGTCTACCTTTAGAATAATCTTTTCTATCGGCAGTACGAGCACCTGGGTTACCTTGATTTAAACGTTGTTCTATATTTTTTGTAAGGTAATCAGGGGAATCTGAAATGAATGAGTTAGTATCTTTAGATTGTAATTCTTTCCTAAAATCTTTAACTAAAGTTGAACCTTGATCACCAACATAATCAGCATTTTCTATTTGGCTAGGATTAAAAGTAGCATATTGAATAGCTCCTTTAGTACCTATACCACTAAATAATGTTCTTTGTGAAGCTGCTTTTATTTCAGTTTTACCTATACCTAAAACAGAACCTGGACCTCCTCCATAAGTAAACAATATTGTATCGTTAGAACCATTTCTAGAGGTTATTTTACTTTGGTAGAGATTAACTAAACGGTTATTGCTAAATTGGACTTTACCTGATTCATTGACTCTAACAGCCCCTAAACCATCTTCAACAGCACCTAAAGGTGATAGTAAGGTTAAATATTTAGGACCTCCTGTTAAGGGGTTAATACCTTGTTTAAATAAATGGATCCCACCAGCATTAACTAAAGCTTGACCTAAGGTAGATAGTGGGGTATAAACTCCTTGATTTAAGGGACCTCCTAAGGGTTTTAATAAAGAAGGGATTTCTTTACCTGCTGTATAAGTTGTATAACCTCCATCCATATCTGTACCAATACGAGATAGAAGATTTTGTTTAAGAGTAAAGAAGAGCCCGACAGGAGTTTGCGTAAATAACTGGAATAAACGCGAGGCATCTTGTATTGAACGTATTGGGGCGAGTAAACCACCTCTTACGAGAAAATCCTCACCCCCTGATCTACCTAGTTCTTCAGTTTTAACTTTAGTATGATCCTTAACCACAAAAGGTTGACCAAAGATACCATTGTTGGCACCTTTACCTGGTTTATCGTAACCATATGGTAAACTCTTGAACTTAGTTTGGAATGCTAGTTCATTTTGTGGTGTTACTAAAGGCATAAATTATCCTGGTAAGTTATTTGTGTACTTAGAAGGAGTAAGACCATCTAAATCTAATTGAGAAGGTGATGGTTTTTGAGACATATTTGGGTTACCATTAATGGAATACTCATAGTGTAATCTAGATTGAGGATTTACTCCTGGTACGTTTGAAGGGGTTGAACCATCCCATTGTGTTAAGTTTGAACCTGCGTTTGCTAATTGATCTTTTAATCCCATGATTGTATTATTTTATTATAAATATTAAAGTTTTAATCTATTTAAGATCCTGTTATATATGATACATTTGAAATATTCATAGCATCATTTAATCTTGAATCATTCATATATAAGTTAGAATCTTTTGCTAATAATTTTTCTAGTAATTCATCTGTTCTTGACCCACCACCTGATGAATTTCCTGATTTGGATTGACCTGGTCTAGATTCTTCGGATGAAGCTGAAGCTCCACTATTACCACTTCCAAAAGTTGTAAATTGATCAGCTAGTGAGGTTGCTGAAGCTACAGTAGCTGAGAAATCGAAATCGCCTTTAAATAAAGCTAATAAATCTGTTACTACACCTATTAAAAGACCTACAAGACTTAAAGCTAAACCTAAAACTTCTATTACAGGCATAAACGCTGTACCCAAATTAGTCATTACTGCTTGAAGTTTTTCAACAGTTTGAGCCATTTTATCGGATGCTGATTGTTGTTCGAGCATTGTAGCTAATTCGTCTTCTCCAGCTGCTCTTAATTCTTTAGCACTTCTACCCATTACTTGTTGCTTAAATAGCATATCGGATAGTTTATCAGAAGATAAACCAAAAGCAGTCGCCATAGCTTCTTGTTGGATTACGTTCATTTTACTAAATTCAGTAAATGTACCTAATTGGTCAGCAAGTTCTCTTTCTAAACCTACTATGTCTCCCGTTAAAGCAGCTTGTCTGGCTTTTTCTAAGTTTAATTCTTTGCCTGTTAAAAGTTCGGCTTCTAATTCTGCTGCTATAGAGGATTCAAAATTTAATATAGATTTAGAAACAGTTTGAACATCTGAAAGTTCACCCCCTAATTCACCTGCTAAGGTAACAGCTTTAGCAATTTCAACAGTATTTGCTCCTAAATTAGCTCTTAATTGACCTGTAGTTTTAGCTACCCCTTCTAAAATAGTTTTTAGATCTTGTTGTATACCTGATTGTCTTTGGAGTTCATAACTAGCTCCTAAAGTTGCCTTGTAATCCCTTTCAGCATTTGTACCTCTAGCTTCGGAGAGGGTTACTAAACCACCAGCTGCTTCTTTACTTAATTTAACTTGTTCTGTTAACTTAGTCATAGTAACTAAACTATCAGTAGTAAAATTATTTATAAAACCTAATTGTTGATTTAAAGCAGTAAAGTTTTCTACTAATTTAGTACCTGTAACTGCCATGTTACCACTATCATTGGCAGCGGCTTCTAAGTTTGATCTAAAGTTAGCAGATTCAGACTTAGTCATAGACATGGATTTGCCTAATTTAGTAGTCTCTTCATCTGCTCTTATAATCCCATTAATTAATTCACTAATTAAAAATACAGGACCCAAGGATTTCATTAGATTTTTCCCTAGATTTTTTACTAAATTAATAACTGATTTAAACTTAGTACCTAATTGGCCTGCCATTTTAGCAGGATTATCTGAGCCCTTAAGAAGATTTTTTGTATATTCTTTGCTTTTAGCTACAGCATCATCTATACCTAAAGATTTACTTAGTTTTCCGGCACCTTGTTTATCAAGTATTTCTTGAAGTCCCCCAGCTATACCACCAGAAAGACCTTGTGCTTCACCAATAGCTTTTTCTAAATCACGACGTTTTACTGCATTTTTAAGTAAATCTTCACTGAATGATAAAATGTCCTCAAAATTATCTATGTTTTTTGCTTGTATAGCTCCACTGTCAATATCTTCTGCGAGATTCTGTCTAGAAAATTTGAGTTTTTGAATTAACTTATCTAATTCTTTTTCATTTAATGTATTTTCTTCTCTAGCATCTGCAAGTAATTGTTCTGAGATTGATTGAAGTTGGCGGGAAGATTTTAAAGCATCACCTTTAACTTTGGTTTCTTTACCAGAGGCTTCTGCAATGTTAGCTTGAATAACACCTCTTAATTCAGCAGCATCTAGAATTTCTTGCTCTAATCTAGCCTGCTCTCTAAGTTCTGCATTATATGCTATTTTATTTTCTAACTCTTGCTTTGTCATAATATAATATTATATACCAATAAATATTGAATATTTCAACCTATTTGTAAGAAGATTTATTTGGTATAGAAAAATTTTGGGGGTTTATTTTCCCATCAGTACCAACCATTGTAGAAGAACCATTAGAAGAAGCCTTATCGTATTGTTCCTTCTGCTTTTTAAGATGGTCTTCTATTTCTTTGAAAGTAAACAAACGAAGCCAACGAGGCATATTATAAATTTCGAACCAAGAATAGCCCCCATTCCCATGGAAGACTATTTCGTGGATTTGTTTAAATAAGTTTTTTCTATACAGGGGTGCTGTATCAGAAGTCAGGCCAAAAAAACTTGAGTCCAATGGGTATTGATACTTTTTCTTCGGATTGTTCGGGAAAAAAAGTTAAATCTACATCGGGTGTGATTTCTACTAAATATTTTCTAAGAGCACGAGAGTCTGTAGCTAATAGGTAGTTATCTACAAATTGGCGGATTGCTTTTTTATCTCGTTCCCCATTTACGGAAGTTATAAAATGTTTAATTCTAGTAGATAATTCAGGGGGTGGGGAATTAGGAGATAACTTTTTTAATCCTGCTAATTCCGAACTAACAGCACTTTCATCTTTGGAAGTTAATAATTTAAAAGTAACATCAACTCCTGATGATGGTAATTTGAAGTCAAATTCATTTATAGTTGCTTGAGTAACAACTTCAGCTATAGGTTTAGCCTCTATTAAAGATAAATCTACAGTATGTTCCTCACCTTGATATTTAAATTTATAATCTTTACCATACCCTAAAATACGAGCAGCTACCATTAGACCATTTTTATCGCCTACAAGTAAATCATTATAATCAAATTTAGTAATAATAAGTGATTGTAGTAATTTATCTAGGACTGTGCCTTTTTGGATATATGATTGGTTAGAAAGAATATCTTCTTCCTTAGCTGTCATGTATTTCATTTCAATAGTACCGCTTGATAGAGGATGACCTTCAGGATATAATAAACCTTTTGAAGGTAATTCGATTGTTTCTGTTGGTAGAGTAAATTCCATATCTTTTATTTGTTATAACGTTTATCGTGTATACATATGAATATAAAAAAGAGCCTGACCGAAGCCAAGCTCTATTTATAGAAATATTGAATTTTTTTTAGAAGTTCAAGATACAGTAATCTGGTTGTACTGTCATTGTAAGGTTTATTGCTTGATCTACAGTATCCCAACCATAATCACCAAAACCAGCACTTTCAATCATAGCACCCTTTACAATCCATTCCGATACTACATCACCTACAGGACCTAACACATTAAATGTTAAATCTTTCTTGTAGAAATCTGAATAACCATCTCTACCAGTAACTGATTCGTGGTGTAAACGTACCCATTCCATAGTTGCTTGAGCACCAGAAGGTGTGATAGGATCAAATAGGGTAAATGTAATAGGGTTCCATACAGTTTTACCTTTAACATAACGTTGTACGTTAATATGGTTAAGAGGCACTTTACCTTGGTTTAAGGTTACTGCACTTACACCTTTTACAATATATGAGGGAAAACCATCCATATACATAATGAACCTGTTTGGTTGTTTGGGCTCAAATGCTGTGAAAAATATTTCGTTTGGATCTAATACTGCCATTGTTGTTTATTTTATTCTATTATAAATATTTAGATTCTAAACTTATTAACTAGGGAACGTAGCTCCTGTTGGCAATACGTTAAAATCTAGAATAATGAATTCTGCTGTTTTAGTTGGTTGTAAATAAATAGCACCAACCATTTGGTTTCTATCAACTACATCCGGAGTGTTATTACTATCATCCATTACTACTTTAAAAGCATATAAACCTTGTCTTTGAACTACTGTTTCTAAGTATGGATTTACAATTGATAAGAAGTTATTTCTTGTAGCTGCTGTATTTTGTTCAAATACTAATGTTTGAGCAACTTGACCAATGTATGATTTTAATTGAATTAATAATCTTCTAACATTTACTCTATCTAAAGCTGAAGCTTGTGTTTGTAATGTTTTCTGACCATATACTACTGTTCCTACACCTGGGAATGAAGCAATTGGGTTTACTTTATTAGTGTATAAACTATCTCTGTTAGCTTGAGATAATTTTCTTTCTGGGCGAATTACGGTAGTTAAACCACCTCTATTAATACCCGCCGGAGCGAACCACGGTTCAGAGGCATTATCATTAAACGCGTAAACCCCCGGTATCATTGCTGAAGCTGGTACCCATACTTGATCACCTAAATCTGGATCAATTGTTTGTAACCAAGGCCAGTAAGCAGCACCATATGATGAGTTTCTAGCACTAGCTTGAGTTGTTGCTGCTGTAATAGTAGAAGCATAAGGAACTAAATCCATAATGTAAATACTATCACCTCTCATTTGAGTATTGTTTAGAGCAGTAGTCATTTGAGAAGTTTGAGCTGTATCAATCAAACCTGGGGTTACTAGTAAGTTAAATTGGTAATCATCTTGATTTGATAATAAGTCTAACATATTATCGTAATCATCACCAATTAGACCCTGAGTATCTGTGGCGTTAATATCACCATATAAATTCATCGTTCTACCTGATGGGATTACACTACCTACACCCCCTGTAAATGTACCAGCATACGAACCTGACCCTACTGAGGGTAATGAACCTGTAAATTCATTTTTAGCATTACCTGCATTATCAAAATAACTTGGTGTTTTTGAATCTACAGATGCTACTCTAATGTATCTAGAAGCATTAGCATAAGAGCCCGTTATTTCAATATAATTTTCTGTAACATTATAGTTATAATACTGGTCACCAATTACTTTAGCAATGTAATTATCTGCTTTAGGATCTAATGATAGATTAGTAAATGATTCTAAAACAATTTTGTTATTGTCATTATCATTACCTTGTCTTACTAATAAGTTAAAATTACCATTATCTTGAGAAGAATTAGCAATTTCCCATCTGATATTATCCGTTGAGCCTGAATAAAGTGAACCTGAACCACCTGGGATTAAGTTTGTAGATCCTGAGTTGTTAAAGATAATACCTTTATCAATAGCTTCAATAGTAAATGAAGTACCACTTCCAGATGCTGGGATTGCTGCTGAAGCAAAATCCCAATCTGAAGAACCGGATACTACACGTGTTACTAACATAGTATTACCCCCATTCTGGAAGTAGTTGTATGCTGTAATATTAGTCATGAATGAATATTCATCACTACCACTTTCAAATGTAGTACCAAATCTATTTTGGTAATCTGAGTATGAAGTTACTATTGTAGGTATTTCTACGGGACCTTTTACTGTGGGACCAACGATGGCAGCACCTACTTGAACAGGTTGCTGCGTAATAAATGACTGGTCGTTTTCTCTTGCTAATACGCCAGGTGATACTAATGTTTCTGCCATTGCCTAGGAGGTTAATGTTTTGTTATAAATATTAGAAGAGAACTCAAAATTTAATTAGATTTTATAAATTCTCCAGTTTCTATATTAATGGAACCTTCACCATAATTATCTTGTAGCTGTTGAGCAAACTTTGTTTTACGTTGATCAAACTTTATAAGATCTTGTTCTATAGTGGATTTTTGTAATTTTAAAGATTGTATTTGATACTCAATTTGACCGAATTGAACCATGTAATCATTCTCTTGGGATTGAATATCAGTAATTTCTTTTTTTTCTTCTTCTGTTAAATAAATTTTATTCATGTTATAAATATTAAGTTATTTTTTACTAGTTAATCGTTGTTTAATTTGTTTAAAAACTTGGTTTGGGTTGATTGATTTTTGACAAATATGTTGCAATTCAGTATCTTTATGAATAGGACACCAGTTCCAATCCCCAGCATCAAACATAAAATTTTTATTATTCCAACATGGGAAACATGAATCACTTGAAATACGGGTTACATTTGTAGTAAATTCATGATCTTTTTCGCTAAAACCACTAATCATAAATGAGTGTTTATTCATTGCCCAATTAAACCAAGAAATACCTGAGCTTAACCCTATGAATGCCTCTGCATGGTATAAATAATTGTAAGTATCTTTCCAGTTAAGACCAGGTCTATCAATAATATCTTTACCCTTAAATCCTTCGTATGATACACTAATTACTTTATAACCTAAACCTTTTAAAAGTTTGGACAAAATAGACCAATTAGCATGAGGCCATTCTTTACATCCTGCTGTTGAACGTGGGGCAATACAAATATATTTTTCTTTTAATGGGCGTTTTCCTGGAGTGAAATTAATACCATGATTTAATTCTTTAAAAGGTAAGCCTAAAATATCGGTTGCTGTTGCTTGCATTGGGATAGTGTTACATTGTCTGGGGTTATGAGAGCCAATGTTCCATTTATTATCACCATCTTTAAACCAACCAATTCTATAATGAGCTACACAAGCAGTTCCAACTCCAGGTTCTACAAATTCTATATCTTTATAAGTTTCTAAGTCTTTAAACCATTCATTATGGAAAGTAGATAAAACTACTTTACAACTATGTTTTTTAGCAAATTCTATAACATAGGGGGACCAACCTAAAGTATCACCAATAGATTTTGACTCTAAAGAAATTAAAACTCTTTGATTTTTTATATCTAAACGGGAAACTTCTTTACCATTTACTTTAATTAACCAAGGGATATAATATTCTTTATTACAAGTAGTCCACATACCATTAGTAATAGTATCTTGATGTATTACTTCATTAGTTTCTTGATTAATAAATTCTACTTTATAAGATTTAGATACATTACCTAAAATTTCTACTTTAGGTGCGCCTATATAATTGACTTTAATAATGTTAGTATCTTCTGGTTCTTTATAATTATTAACAAAGTCTTTAAGAGTTTCAGCCCCAATTTTACCAATACGTTCCCAATTAAAATCCCTATGAATGATTTTAGATTCCTCTAAAGCACGTTTTTTATGATCTGTATAATTTTCAAATGCATCACGCATTACAAGAGCCAAATCACCAAAATCAGGTTCTGGATAGTCTCCTGGGGTATTATTGTTGTTCATCCTGTAACGTGCGTATGTCGCATCATTAGCTGGTTTTGAACCTTTAATTTTTACGGGTAGACCTTTACCTTTAGCAAATTCCATTTGGGCCGAATCAGCTGAGTAGATACATGGGGTACCACAGGCCATAGCTTCGATTAAAGGTAAATTCCAACCTTCAGCTCTAGCACATGATAAAAATACATGACCATTTTTTAAATATGTAATATAATCTTCTCTAGACGGGAAATGTTTTACTTTAATTCGTTTATCGGTAAACCCATAATGTTCTAGTCTTTCTTCTGTAGTTTCAAACCCATCCATTTTTTTACCCCACATATTATCAATAGAGACAATTAAGTCTACGGGTTCTGAAGGGTCAAAGGTTTTAAGGAAAGTTTCAATCATCTCCTTAGTAGATTTTCTATAATCCCAACGACCAAATATAATAAATTTAAATCTACCATCTACATAATCTAATGTTGTTTGGGGATCTTCTGGGTAGAAGGTTTTTGTATCTACTCCTTCGGGTACTACTTTTACTTTATCAGGGTTTGCTCCTTGAGCAATAGTACAATCTGCTTGCCATTGAGAAGGAACCCAAATTTGATCAAATTCTAATAACTTATTAAAAAATCCTTCCTCTTGTCTAGTAGATTCCCAGACATTATATGCTATTTTAGGACCTTGGTAATTGTGGTAGTAATAATGATGATTAGATTCATTTAAAACTAAATTAACATTATGTTCAAATTCATTAGGGTGGTGGGTGTAAATTGGACGATCCACTAACTTATTATTATCACCCCATACTGTCTGCTCTACTAATAATTTTTTATCAATATCATTTAAATAAGACTCACCATTATGGGGTTCATCCGAAAGACCTGACCAAGATTTACCTACAGTAAAATTTCTAAATTTAACTGGGAAGTGTTTTTGGAGTTCTCTGTAGAAATCTCTAGTGTGATTATTATAACCTGTGGTACCTATGTAGGTACCGTGTGCAAAAACTTTTGGTTCTTTCATATTATCTCATTATATGACACCCACAATCAATACCTCTAGATCCTTTGAATCCATGATACATAGGCATTAGTGGAATATGTTTATTGTTTATGTGTTGTAAAATTAAAGTTTCATTAATGAATATATCATTGTTCCCATCCCTATATTCCGGATTATAAAATATATTAAATAACATTTCAGAAAACACGCTACAATACTTTTTCATTAAGTTAGGTGGGCCAATAGCTAATTGGTCATTCATTTGCCAATCCATATTCCAATGAGGGGCGTATTCCCAAAAATTAATACGATCTTTATCTAATCTAGATAAATCGGTTAATAAATCACAATTATTGGCTGCGTAGTGAGTAAATAAAAGATCATAGCGAGTTTTAAATACTAAATCATATTCTATACCTGTGGATTCGCATAAATCCCAAACGCGTTGTGTAGACATCCACATACCCATTTGAGAATTTAAACGTTGGTTATTGGGACCTTTCAAACCTGATGCATCAAATTCA